GCCAAACATACCACGACCGGCAACCTCAACCTCGACGAGAACGTCAAAGACATACTCTCCGGCAGGGAGGCCGGAGGCGGTACCAGCAGGCTGGTTTTGTAGGCCGATCTGAAGAGACGGCGCATGAAGACCGGGCAAATTGGCGTGGAGGGAGTCAGCCACAGGGCGGCCGGACGGCCAGGGGACGGAGATCTCCATGGGTTGGGGAACTGTGACGTTGGAGCGCCAGACCCAGGCGACCGATGGTTGTCTAAGGGAGACGGCAGTATGCGTCCGGCCGGTTGTTGCCGAAGTGCACCAGATGCCGGCAAACCAATTACAGTCGTGGGGAAGAGGCGGCGCGCGCAGAGTGACTGATTTGATCTTTGAGACCGTGAACGATGAAATGGGCGGGTTGAACTCGATGCCAGCGAGAGGGAAGTCCGTGAATGCGGCGGGAGCGACATTGCGAGAGCCGAGTTTGATCTGACCAGAAAGAACGTAAACCTCGACGACGTCCGGAGAGACATAAGAGGTCGGAGCCGAGGCCATTGAGACCGTAACGACACCATCAGTGTCGGTGGAGGAGACAGGCGCTGGAGGCGCCGAAGTCAAGAAACCGAAATAAGAACCAATGGATCGCATGATACCAGCCATTGTTGTGATGAGAGATAAAAACCCCCTAGGCGAGGATTATGCTGACAGCAAGACGAGATGGGATATCGATTGAATGCGTGTCCAAGATGAGGACGTCTTGGAAGGTCGGCACAAGTGGAGTGTTGACGTTGATTGACATGGTAGAGTTCGACAAACGGACTAATGTAGGTGCGAGCCAAGAAAGTGTGACTGGAGTGACGGTCACAAAATGAAGCCCAACTTGATTTGCAGCCGCAGAATAAGTGCGAAAGCGCGGAGCGGGTACGTATAATATATCATCATTGTCGACAGCAGCGGGAAGGTCAATGAAGCCGAATGATGAAAAGAAAGCAGGAGCAAGATCGAGATACAACATATGTGAGTGCCGACTAATCAAGGTCCAAAGAAGAGGGCGTCGATTTTGACCGGATGCAAACGTGCCAGATGGTTCAAGGACTGACAAATCACGACCACAAATATGAGCGGCGGCGGACGAAAACCGAGCGCCTTGAGCAGTCACGATGGTGCGGACTTCGTCGTGAGACATGCCGGCCTTACATTCGCGAGATCCGGTGATGACAGGACAATAAATGTTAGCAGCCCGATCGAGCCGATACATGGAAATAGAAACAGAAGAAAGTGTGCGATAATGAGCAGGAACAAGCTTGAGCCGGTGAGCCAATGCCATGGTATCTTTGGGTACGGTAAAAGATGTAGGAAGGTCGATTACTTTCTCCAAAGGTGAAGGAGAAAACCGAGAGACAGCAGTCTGGCCGAAACCGAGGTCATTAGTCTGGTAGGGATCACCAAAAGCAACGACCTTGGATGACAAAGCAAATATAGCACGAACGTGCCAGGCCGGTAACAGCCATACTTCGTCAACCAGCAGAATCCTGCGCGAGACGTCCTGATCAAACACACGATGTTGAGTAGATGCTTGGAGATCGACTCCAAGCACAGCTGCCCGAGAAACAACATCAGCCAATAATTCATTGCTTGGAACCACAACAAATGCGGGAAAAACCGTGGCAAGCGCGAGATACAATGTGGTTTTTGAACAACCAGCATTGCCCTGAATAACGAGGTCGGCATGGGAACAGCGGCGCCTACGAACGCGCTGGAATAATTCGTGTTGTGATGGAGAAAGTAGCTGTGAATGGGGCTGAGTATCGAAGAAAAAGTCAGGCTTATTGACGGGGTCACGATCGGCAAGATCGAAGAGACATCTGACCGCATCGACTTGCTCCTCGAGGGGAGGAAAGCCAATAATACGAGACAGAAGATCGTGAACGAAGTTGTAACCACGTGTG